GCATAAGAAGTTTGGTGTGGATACATGGGTTGCTGATAAAATGTCAGGTGATCCTACACACTTCAAATCAATTATGAATGAATATTTAAAGTTTAGACAAACACAAATTCAAGAAGAAGTTGATGAACTATACACAGCAATCAATACTAGAGATGCTGAAGAAGTTGTTGATGCTCTTATTGATACTTTGGTGTTTGCATTTGTTACTTTAGATACTATGGGTGTTGATGCTAATGTAGCATGGGATAAAGTATATAATGCTAATATGACTAAACTTCCTGGTGTCAATCCTACAAGATACAACCCATTAAATTTACCTGATATGGTCAAACCTGAAAATTGGGTTTCACCCACACATGAAGGAAATCATGGCATTATCCCTAACTTTATTTAAATCAATTTTCGACAACAAAACTGACAAGGTAATGAACTTCTCTGACTTCCCAGAGTTCGAGAAGTTCTTATATAAGTTATCAAATATCCCTAGAGTAGGTAAAAGAAATGCACCATTGATTTCACCTGCTTCATTTAAAAAAGATACAACCAGAAAGAATGATTCTGTTATATCTTGGTGTGGTTGGGCAGCAGTAGATGTTGATGATCATCAAATTGAAGGTGATCTAAAAGAAACCTTAGCAAAAAAGTATGGTGATTGGTATTATGTGTGTTATTCTACAGCATCATCTACAAAGGAGTTTCCAAAGTTTAGATTGATATTCCCTTTGAAATGTCATGTAGAAGCATCAAAGATAAAAGCATTTTGGTATGCGTTGAATAGTGAATTGGAATCTATTGGAGATAGACAAACTAAAGATCTGTCTAGAATGTATTATGTACCTGCTGATTATAAAAATGCTAATAACTTTATATTTACTAATGTTGGTCAGTATATTGATCCTTATGCTTTAATAGATAAACATCCTACACTTGTACCAAAGGGTAATAACTTCTTTGATAGATTGCCAAGTAGTATGCAGGAGATGATTTTACAACATAGAAAGGATCAAATGGATAATAGAACTATATCATGGAATTCATATAGAAATTGTCCATTTATCAATAAGAAATTAGTTGCTGAATATAGGACAATTAGTTCTACTGGGTGGTATCATAAAATGTATCAGATTATGGTATCAACTGCGGGTAATGCAGTGAAACAGAAGTATCCAATAACAGCAATGGAAATTGCAGAATTATGTAAAGAATTAGATGTGGAAACTGGTGGATGGTATGGTAATAGACCACTTAATAAAGAAGCAGAAGGTGCAATAGAATTTATTTATAAAAATATGTAAAAGGTGAATGAATGAAATGGGATAAACGATATATTAAATTAGCAAAAGAGGTTTCTACTTGGAGCAAAGATCCGTCTAAACAAATCGGTGCGGTTGTGATTGGATCTAAAGGTCAAGTTCTTGCTCAGGGATATAATGGATTTCCGAGAGGAGTTAATGATAACCCAGAGAACTATGATAACCGAGAAGTTAAATATAAAATGGTGGTTCATGCAGAAATGAATTGTATATTCAATGCATCTTTTACTGGAACATCTTTGGATGGTGCTACTTTATATGTTTATGGATTACCTGTTTGTTCTAGTTGTGCTAAAGGTGTTATTCAAGTAGGCATAAAGAATGTTGTTATGTTATATAAGGATACTCCTACTAATTGGGATGAAGAATGGTCTTGGTCTAAACGTATGTTTGATGAGGCAGGAGTGAATTATAAAACTGTTGATTTTTAATCGAAAGTGTGTTATAATAAATCTTATTATTAATTAAATAAAGAGGTGAAGTGTATGTCTATCATGGACAAACTAAAAAAGAATTCTAAACTAAAATCTACAGAAGTATTATCAAAATCAAAGTTATTTACTGATAAGGATATGATTCCAACTGATGTACCAATGATCAACGTTGCATTATCTGGGTCACTTGAAGGTGGTTTGACTCCAGGATTAACGGTATTAGCAGGACCATCTAAACATTTCAAAACAAGTTTTGGGTTAGTAATGGCATCTGCTTATCTAAAGAAATACCCTGATGCTGTTATGTTGTTCTATGATTCAGAGTTTGGTTCACCACAATCATATTTTCAATCATTCGATATTGATACTTCAAGAGTTTTACATACACCCATTACTAACGTAGAAGAGTTGAAGTTTGATCTAATCAATCAGTTAGAAATGATTACAAGAGAAGATAAAGTTGTTGTTGTAATTGATTCACTTGGTAACTTAGCATCTAAGAAAGAACTTGATGATGCCTTAAATGAAAAAGCAGTCGCTGATATGTCAAGAGCAAAAGCATTGAAAGGTCTATTTCGTATGTCAACTCCTTATCTGACAATGAAAGATATTCCAATGATTGCCGTGAATCATACATATCAAACTCTTGAAATGTATTCAAAACCAGTTGTATCAGGTGGTACAGGTGTAATGTACAGTGCGGATAACGTATGGATTATTGGTAGACAACAAGATAAGAAAGGCACAGAAATACAAGGGTATCATTTCATAATCAACGTAGAGAAATCACGATATGTTAAAGAGAAGTCAAAAATTCCTATTACAGTTTCTTGGGAAGGCGGTATACAGCGTTACTCTGGGTTGCTTGATATTGCTCTGGCTGGCAATTATGTTGGTAAGCCTTCCAATGGTTGGTATTGTAAAGTTGATAAATCTACTGGAGAGTTGCTTGATCCGAAGGTAAGAGAAAAAGATACAATGAACGAAGGTTTCTGGAAATCTATATTAGAAGAAACGGATTTCTCTGCATTCGTTAAGAGTCATTTCACTATTGGTTATAAATCTATTTTAGGTGATATTGATATTACTGCTTTACAAACGGAGGAAAATGATGTATAATAATAATATTACAGAATATGATTTTGAACAAATATCTTACATTGAAGATGCTGAATATGATTCATTTAAACTTCTATCTGGTCAATACACCGGTGTAGTATTAAGTTATGGTGCTATTTCTTTTACAGAACCTTTGGATAAAGATGCCAAAGCAACTTTAAAGTTTGAATATGCTATTAACTATGTTCCATCCGGTTTAGATACTGTGGATCTTGAATCCGATATAGATTTTAATAATTATGTGGGTGACATATTAAGTTTTGTATTAGATAGTGCTTTTACTGACGGAAATTATAAAATAGGTGATACAAAACATGAACACAGAGATCCAGACAATAATTTTACGGAATCTGATTAATAATGATAACTTTACTCGTAAGGTTATCCCATTCTTAAAGAAGGAATACTTTGAAGGAAATCACGGCATTATCTTTCAAGAGATTCTAAACTTTGTTTCTAAGTACAATAAACTGCCCTCCGGAGAAGCATTATCTATTGAATTAGATAGTGCTAATCTATCGGATTCACAGTACCATGAAGTTATAACAATAGTTTCAGAAGTATCAAGAAAAGAAGAAGTAACTGATATAGATTGGTTACTAGATCATACAGAAAAATGGTGTCAGGATAGAGCAATCTATCTTGCTATCATGAAATCTATTTCTATCATTGAAGGTAAAGATCAGGAGTTAACCAAAAATGCATTACCAGAATTGTTACAAGATGCTTTGTCAGTCGGATTTGATCAAAACATTGGTCATGATTATTTCACTGATGTAGATGAACGTTACGAATTTTATCATAGAACCGAAGAGAAATTACCCATCGACCTTGATTACTTCAATCAAATCACAAAGGGTGGTTTTAGTAAGAAAAGTTTAAATGTCATTCTAGCGGGTACTGGTACTGGGAAAAGTTTGTTCATGTGTCACGTTGCAAGTTCTATCATATCACAAGGTAAAAATGCCTTGTATATTACAATGGAAATGGCAGAAGAAAAGATTGCTGAACGTATTGATGCAAACCTTTTGAATACAGACTTAGATGATATTAAGAATATATCAAAAGAAGCATTCACTAGTAAGATTAATAGCATCTCTAAGAAATCCCAAGGTATGTTGAAGATCAAACAGTATCCAACTGGTTCTGCTCATGTTGGGCATTTCAGGTCTTTATTAAAAGAGTTGCAATTGAAAAAGAACTTTATGCCTGATATCATTTTTATTGATTATCTTAATATTTGTGCTTCGGCAAGAATGAAAGGTATTGGTGGTTCTGTTAACTCTTATACATTAATCAAATCAATTGCTGAAGAGATTCGAGGTTTAGCGGTAGAATTTAATGTACCTATTATCTCTGCAACACAGGTTACACGTTCAGGGTTTAATAGTTCTGATGTAGAACTTACAGATACTTCAGAATCATTTGGTTTACCAGCAACAGCAGATTTAATGTTTGCATTGATTAGTAATGAAGAACTAGAAGGATTAAATCAAATCCTAGTGAAACAATTGAAGAACCGATATGCGGATCTTAATCTTAATAAGAGATTCATTGTCGGGGTAGATAAAGCAAAGATGAAGTTATATGATGTTGAGCAATCAGCACAGGGTATAATGGATTCGGGACAAGCACCTGCTGAACCACCAGTAGCGAATTATGCAAATAAAAAAATGAACGATTTCAAGGGGTTTAAAGTATGAGAGTAAAATTAATTAGTTATTCAACACCGGTAGATGATTCTGGGTTAAATGATATTCAAGATCTAGTGGCATTCTGTGCCAGAGTTTCTAATCCATCTAATCAAATGAATAATGAAACCTCAGAAAAACTTATTAACTATCTTATCAAGAACAAGCATTGGAGTCCACTTGAGATGGTATCTGCTTGTATTGAGATTGAAACTACAAGAGATATTGCACGACAAATTCTTAGACACAGATCATTTTCATTCCAAGAGTTTTCTCAGAGATATGCTGATCCTACTACTGATCTTGCTTTTGTGACTCGTGATGCACGATTACAAGACACCAAGAATAGACAAAACTCTATTCCTAATGAAGATAGGGAGTTGTGTGGTGAATGGGATAGAAGACAGAAGGAGTTGATTCGTTTAGTTAAAGAGAATTATGATTGGGCAATTAGTAATGGCATTGCCAAGGAACAAGCAAGAGCAATTCTTCCTGAAGGTAATACAGTTTCAAGAATGTATATGAATGGTACGATCAGGAGTTGGTTACATTATATCGAATTGAGATGTGCTAACGGGACACAATTAGAGCATCAAAAAGTTGCTCTTGCTTGTGCTAAAGCAATCACAAAGATATTTCCAATGACTAAAACTATCATTTAGAGGTAATGAGATGACACTTCCCACAGGTGATCCGAGTCAAGAAAGACTGAATGAACTATTTGAATACAGAGATGGTAAGTTGTATAATAAAACTAATAGGTCCCCTACAGCAAGGAAGGGTGCTATGGCTGGCACAACTGACATCTATGGATATACCTTGGTGACCGCAGACTTTAAACGTCATAGAGTACATAGATTGATTTACATTATGCATAACGGCAACATTCCTGAAAAGATGTTCATTGACCACAGAAACGGTATAAGAGATGATAACCGCATTGACAACTTGAGAGTCGTTACTAAGCAAGAGAATTCATTTAATACGCATTCAAAGGGGTATTCTTGGGACAAAAAGTGTCAAAAATGGCAAGCACGAATCATGGTTGATGGTGTGAATAAGCACTTGGGGTTTTTTGTCAATGAAGAAGATGCAATACAAGCATACCAAGATGGTAAAGAAAAGTATCATATCATTGAGTATCGAAGTTAGTGAAACAAAAATAATTTAAAATAAGTGTTGACAAGGAAGTCCATACAAGGTATAATTAGTCTTACTTTTGAGAAACTTTGGAAATATATTATGACTGCAAAAAACACACTAAAATTACAAATATCAGACTGGCTTGCCGATTCTAGTATTGCCTACGATTCAATAGAAACCCACGAGAAAAAAACCCTTACCGTGGTGATTGCTGATCCTGACATGGCACACAACCTCTATGAGACAAAAGTATGGATCAGTAATATAGACTGCAAAAAGACTTTATCAGACAATATTGAAGCATCCCTTGTATATTTCTGGTTGATGTCTGGTGTTGATGGATACACATTAATACTTAAACGCATAAACCTTTAAAAATAACTTTGAGATTATATTATGAATATAAAATTAATAGCATTTTTGGTGTTATGTTTGATACCGATGATAGGCAATGCTCGTGTTATTACTGATAATGAAAAGGATTGTCTGGCATTAAATGTGTACCATGAAGGTAGATCCGAATCTACACTTGGACAGTTTATGATAATGGATGTGGTTAATAATAGATCTAAGTCTAAGAATTATCCAACAAATCTATGTGATGTTATAAAGCAACCTAAGCAATTCTCTTGGTATAATAATGGATGGAAACCAGCAAGGAATAAAAAGGTATTACATGTTATACGAAAAAATGTAGATGAGTTTTATATTATAATAGCAAAAAACGAGATTTCAAAAGGTGCTATGTGGTATCATACAAAAAATGTTAAACCAAGATGGAGAAATTCATTAAAGTATGTTGCAACAATAGAAAATCATATCTTTTATAAAAAATAACTTTGAGAGAGAGAGAGAGGAAAGAAAATGTGTGAATTGATAGTAGGCAAAACCTACAAAACCAAATGTGGATTTGATGCTTACATTGTGGCTATTGGATTAAACTTATCGGATGGACGTTCTGTCGCGTGTGTTGTTAATACTTGGGATGGTAAGAAATTGAAGGCCTTTTATGGTGATGGTAAATTGTTTAGGACTACTGATAGCGGACTGGACATAACACCATGAAGATAATTATCAAGAACTACAAAAACGAAGAGTTTGAACTATCAGCAGAACAACTAGGAATTACTGAAACGGATATCATTAAAAAAATAAACGAGGAGTATGGAGAATACTCATATTACAAGCCACACGATTTCAAAGTATCAATGATTACCAACGATTTTGAGACATATTTGAAGATCAAAGCGTCTGATGGTGTTTATATAATTCATCATATCAAATATAATATCCCATTATACCGGACATTGATATTCGGAGAATCTGATACCGATTACACAACATTCACAGAAATCTCAGTGGTTGGTTTTGATCATGATAGATTGGTTCATGCCATTCACACAACCTATACACCACCACAGAACTAACCTATAATATATGAATATCCCCAACGATCTACTAGAATTCCTAGACAGAAATGACCTAACCCTGAAGTTCATGACTAACGCGGACGAAGCGTTCCACGATGATGAAGATAGGGTGGTTGGTTTAGGTGGTGCCTTTATGTGGGATGCTTCACCAGAAGGAGAAGAATACTGGCGTGAAGTCCATCAACGATTCACAGAAGAACAGGTACAAACTAAGATAATTGACTTCACTCAGAAGATGTCTAAATGGTAAATAAGTGTTGACATCCCCGCAGATTCTGGTATAATAGACTCATCAAATCAATAAAGTGAGAAATAACATGAAAGCAACTACTAAAATCAGAATTATCGTAGATTATGTATCATTCTATACAACTGCTAAAGAAATACGCCAAGGCTTAGGCACATTTGATAATTTCAATGATGCTGCCAGATCAGCATTAAACTCTTTAGAAACTATGAGAAATAGCGGTGGTGTCTCTCCATCAGGTCTATGCGGAAAATGGCTAGGCTTCGATATCCAGTTGGATATCGCATAATGACAGCAATTAGAGTTCAATATATTGGATTTCAGTTAGAATAACGAAAGAGGGGATAAATGCGCTATAGAAAGCCTGAAGATAAAGAAGAGCACGAGTTCTATCCAACCCCTACTGAAGCAGGTGACACATCGTTGTCCGAGTTATTGGGCATGGCAAAGCCTTATGATTGGAGTAATCGTAATATGCCTTCAAAAGCGTTCATCGTTAGCGTGTTGAGTGGGGGGCATCTTAAAGATATTGCTAAATGTGTTCGCCATTTTGGAAGCCGCCAAGTCACTGCTCGTTTAAATGATGTTGCGGATCCTTTGTTACATCGTGTTGCCGAGAGAAAGGTGCGTAATACCGTGATTGCTATCGATAGAGCCGATGCTGAATTTGAGGCACACTATCTGGATGGAGACGAAACCTTTGAATCCCTTAAAACCTTGCATTTGAAAATAAAATGAAAATAAGTGTTGACAAGGAAGTCGATACATGGGATAATGAGTCATACTTTTGAGAAACTTTGGAAATATATTATGAAAACAAATAAAATAAACTACCAATATGCTTACACTTGTGAAACTGAATTTGCTTATTCTGAAAAGCAAAAACCAGGATGGTTGAAAGTAAAGAATGGTCAAACATTAATAGACACCAAAGGTCGAGTAAAAGATCAAGATATTTCGTCTACCACTTCGACTCTTATTATTGTTAGTGAAATATCTGTTGATAACAACAGTGATGTAAAACTTGACGATAAGATTCGTAATGTTATTCACGAATACCCCAACTTTGAAGCATATACAAGAAAAGACCGTAAACGCGGAGAGTGGACTTGGGTTCGTATCGAAGACATTGTTGAAAGTCTGGATCTGCCTTATGAAGATAGTCTGCTTGAAAATAAAGATTTTCTTGCTGCTCTTGAGACTCGTTTAAATGATGCAAAAAACAAAGCAATTAATTCTCTTCTAGGCAAAAAAGCAAGAAGAGTTATCAGTCTTAGATTACCACAAAGAACCATTCTATCTAAAATGTTATCATCTGATAAGTATTACAACTTGTTGAGTCTATGCCCTAGATTCGGTAAAACATATTTGATGCTAGAATATGCCCAAGAACTAACAAAAAAGTATGATAACCTTGTGTTGGTAATTTCTTCAAAAAGCAAAGGCAGTGACGCTTCTTTCATAAGTTCTTATAAAAATGTTGGATATGATTTCGAGATTGTTGAAGCGACTTTATACCAAGGTGATGACTCGGTATTGACGAATCTTAGTTCAAAAATCCAAAGCCATCACAATGTTATCCTTGTTACTGACGAGGCTGATATGGGTGCTCATACTGAGAACAGTCGTGCTAAACACAAAGCCATCCAAGAGAAATGTAACATCGTCAAAATCGTTGTAATGTCTGGAACAAACATCAACAAAGGAAACAAGATTATCCGTAAAGAAAGCACCGAAGAAAATACATTTTTTGGGCATATGAACTATACAGATATGATTGAAATGGCTAAGGGTGAAATGGTCGTTCATCGCAAATTTACAGACATCCAATTAGTAATGTCTGCTGATGAAAAGAAATTGAATATCACACAATCGTTCGCCGATGCTGATCACCATAGCAATCTAGCAGACTATGTAGACCAGTTCGTTGGCAAGAACTGTAAACTAGATCTGACTGATAATGAAGCAACTATGATCTTTATCAATACAGAAAACAATACACACCTTGACCAGTTCGTTGAACATTATAGTGATACACGTTCATCCACTATCAAAACAATGTTGCTTACGTCTAAAGAAACTTCAAATAATGATGCTGAACGTCATGTGAATAAAGTATTGAAAGAAATGATCAAGTCGAACGATACTCGTAAATTGGTTATCTTCAGCCGCCAAATGGCAAGTAGATCGTTCAGTATCCCTGAGATTGATCGTGTTGTTATTTTCAAAGACGGTGCTATATCCTCTGCTGATTACCAAAAGATGAGTCGTTGTTTGACATGGAAAGAAGGAAAGGATTCTGCTAACATTATCCGTGCCAGTTTTGAGCGTATCGGTCTTGCTGAAGATATGTTCCTTATCGAAAACGATAATGTAGAAAATTCTAGCAATGATAATTTGATCTCAAAGGGTCATCGTTTCTGGCAGGATTTCAATACCTTCAATGCATTCGTTCTGAATGAAAAAGGACCAACAGAAAAACTTACTTTGGATATAAACGAACTGATCGATGGTTTGATGGAAGTGACAAGACAAGAAGGTTATATCAATGCCAAATTATGGGATGCTGACATTGAAATAGATATATCGATTGGTAAATCTACAAGACAATCGAAAGCAATCACCAAATCTGATTCGACTAAACCAGAATCAAAAATCTCAGAAGGAAAAAAGGAAGACGATAAAAAGAAAGAAGTTGTGTTGTCTGATAAACAAAGATTAGAATATATCAAAACAATGAGAATTATTCTTGAAGTTCTTCCAGTGTTATGTAAAAAATATTTCAATATTGTCTCATTGGATATGATTGATACAGTGAGTAATGAATCTTGGAAAAAACACACTCGTCTTGATAAAGAAGTGTTTGAAAGAAATTTGGAAAATGAAGCATATAAAAAGGTTGTTGATCGTATCTTCCAAGATGCAGAATCACAAAACGAAGTTGTGACACTTAGAAAAATACAGATTTTCTTAGGTCTTGAAGATTAAAACAAAGGTTGACTTATAGGATATTCTATAGTATAATATCTATATAAAATAAATAATCCAACAGAGAGAGACCTATATTATGAAAAATGTGATGTTGATTTACCGTGGCCAAGTGTTTCTAAGTGAGTTACAACAGAAATACAATGAATACAAAGATAAGTCAAATCTGATTGTGGTGGTGGCAAAGGAAGCAGATTTAATCATGGGCGACTACATGCCTCAAGCGACACTATATACAGTACAACAGTTATTAGAAGGAGAACTAGATCATATGCAATTTGACGTTATAGTAGGAAATCCACCGTATCAAGGAGCATCAGATAACATAAAGTTATGGAATGTCATTGCGATCAAATGTATCGAAGGATTGTTGGTAGATGGTGGTGAGATAATGTTTATATGCCCTCGGACTATCGTGCAAGGATCGTTGTCAAACAAGATCGTAAACAAGACCACTAATAAACTTCAAAAGATACTCGAGCAAAAAGCATTTATCAGTTACGATGAAACCACCGATAAGCATTTCAATGTTGGGGTGAAGATATGTTCTTGGAGATTGAAAAACACGATATCTAAGGATCCTACAACGTTCGTGATGGCATCTGGCGAAACAAAGGTTGTACAATATACAGCTGGTATGATGTTAGAATCAACGACTCGAGATAGTATCGTCAGCAAGTTTATCAATAGCGATCACTCTAGATACACCATAAAGAGGCAAGGTAGAAGGAAGTCTGACGTTGTTTCTATACAATCAGAATCCCACCCTATCCCTGTTATATGGAATAGTAAAGCACACGAGGTTATGTATTCTAGCAAGGTGATCGATAACTCGTTGAAACTTTGTATGAACAACTACAAGAAGTTCTGTGTATCCGACAAGAACTTGCTGATAACAACAGAAGAAGTTTCCCCTGCTTATTTTTACATCACAGGTGGTGTAGAAGAACTGACCAAGATTAGAGATCTATGGAATACATCGAAATTATTTCAATACATTGGCGAAAATTATAGGAATACAAAACTTGTATTCCTTATTGCTCAAAGACAACATACTATACCCGTTCTAGATGTAAATAGAGAGTGGACTGACGAAGAAATCTATGCTGAGTTCGGATTAACTGAGGAAGAAATAAATCTAATCGAAGGAAAATAAGGAACCCCATATGATAGAAAATGTAATAAAGCATATCCGTGATCGTGAATACATGTCTGGTGTTGCCCGTGAGAAATCTAGAGTCAAGTCAACTGGTGAGGTGTTTACCCCGACACCTTTGGTCAGAGAGATTCTTGATAAAATCCCAATTGAAAAGTTTACTGATACTATGAGGACATTCCTAGATCCAAGTTGTGGTGATGGTCAGTTCCTTGGGGAAGTTATAATCAGGAAGATTGAAAATGGTAGTTCTCTTGAGCAGTCTCTACAAACTACATATGGTGTTGACTTGATGCTAGATAACGTATTGGTAACTAGGGATAGGTTGTTATGTGGTCACGAAGAGTTTAGAACTATTGTAGAGAAAAATATTGTTTGTGCAGATGCATTGACTTATGATTACTCATTTGGTGAGAAGTTGAACTTAGATCAATTCTTTGAAAATAAAAAGTAAAATAAAGGTTGACATTGAGAACAAACTAAGTTATAATTAGTCTTACTTTTTAGGAAATACAATATGAACAAATTAGAAGAATACCAAGAAATGTTAGATGCTATCTCTAATGTCCGTTTAGATGCTATGAATGATCCAAGTGTAACCCTTGAACAAGTTTCAGGAAAACTTGAAAGATGTATAGAGCAAATCTATCTTGAACTGAAAATCGAAGAAGATCTAATCGATTATAGTATTAACCTAATGACATCTCAATGGACTAAGATGGTTAATCCAAAATACTACACTAAAGATTATACTAGACCTGCCGTTGTTTCAGATATAGAAAAAACTTGTTACAATAACGCTTTTATCTACTGTTAATAAATAGGAAATATATAATGAGTCAAGAAATAATGAACCAAAAAGATATTGCTTTACTACCATCTAACCCAAAGGATCAGGATAAAATTAGAGGTGCATTAAAAGAATTATCCGACTGTAAAACTCGGATGGATTCAGAAAAAGAGTTGATGAAAGAAATTGCGGATAACCTAAAAGAAGATTTTGGGTTATCAAGACGTTTAGTGAATTCTATGGTCGCAACTTATATGGAAGGTAATTATATAAATAAACTTTCTGAAATGGAAGCACAAATAGAAGAATATGAAATTTTTTATAGTGGATTATTTAAACCACACAATACTATAGTGAATCAATAAGGTTCTCATAAAAAGCAACAATTAGTTTTAGTTCCTCTAGGGTAGCATCATTCTTTATTCGATTTGCTCTATTGGAAATTATCACTAAGTTATCTGCTTCATACCCCCGTGAACTATCAATCCGATCCCAAGAGTAAGAATTATCTTGCGATTGTCCTTTATTAAATGCTAATGGTATCCCTAACGCTGGACAGGTTAACGGATAATCCAAGTCATACATATCAGACTTTTCAAGTGTAAATACAATGCCTCTCTTCTTTGCTGAGGATTTCAGGGCATTGTATACCTCATTTATTTCTGGTAATTTCATATCAATTCTCTTTTATTTCAAGATACTTTTATATATAAATACAATAAACATTAGCAATAATATGGACTATTAACTATGATTACATTTAAACAATTTATCGTTGAAGGCGGTAATGCCGTTGAGAACGTTACACATATCAATCAAGAAAATGTTGCTGCNACAATGGCAGATATCTATAAAAAACTATTACCGTTGTTAGGTTTAACTACTGATGATATTAGACTATTAGGTTCTACAGGAAAGAAGAAACCTGGTGGACATTCTGGTGATATTGATATGGCTGTGTTTATCGAATCACTTGGTAAGAAGTTCAAGACAAACGATCCTAAAGCGATTTTCAGGGGTGTCCTTAGTGCTGCTGGTAAAGTCTCTGATTCGGTTCGTGACCTCTCTAGTATAGGCATTGTATCGCTTGCGTACCCTATCGTGAACATTGATGGGTTACAAGAAGGTGATAGAGTTCAAGTTGATCTAATGTTATCTGATAATTTATCATGGTCTGAATGGATATTTTATTCTCCTGCTGAATGGGAAAGCAATTTCAAAGGATTATATCGTAACTCTGCTTTATCAGCAATATCACATTTTGCGGGAAGATCAGGAAATGATATTGAGTGGAAACGTAAACTTTTACATTTTGCTTCTGGTTTACATGATGTATCATTCAGCAAGAAAGGTAAGAAAGATAAGATTTTAAAGAATGGTAAAGAAGTTTCAAGACAATTTATTGCTAAAGATCCACAATCTGTTATTGATGTTTTATTGGGACCAACATTTAAAGCAGCAGATATTCTAACTTGGTCTGATATTTGGAAAGCAATGTCCTCACCAAAGTTCTTATGGAAAGCACATAAAACTGATATCATTGCATTGATTAAAACTGATATTGAACATAAAGGATATCCCCTACCTACGGAGATTAAATAACATGAAATCGTTTAAATCATTTCTAACAGAACTAACTAAACAAGAATCAGAAGTATTGTTTAGTCTGACTGGTGACTACAGTGCAGCTGATGTCAAACTAGCGTACAAAAAGATGTCTATGATTCATCACCCTGACAAAGGTGGTGATGTTGAGGTTATGAAGAAAGTCAATGCTGCATGGAAAACCCTAAAGGGTGAAACTAAAGGTGGCACTGATACATATAATAAAGCCGAAAACAAAGCTAGATGGCAAGCAAAAGCAAAAGACATTGCTGCTGATATCTCTGGTAAGTTTGATGTACAGGCATTTAAAGACTACTTTAAACAACACTTAGGTCATGACTTTAATGCTATTGTTAAAGTTATGGATGGTGTAGGAGATTACGCACCATCCCATGCTGGTATCCAAGTTAGATTTGAAACTGCTGATGGTAAGATAGCATTTGACTTTGATGCCCTTGCGTACCTATTCGGTCGGCAAGAGAAAGGCGGACTTTCTAACTCTGAAACAATATCATACACCATTCAAGTTACTGCGTTTGGTTATGCTAATCGCAAGAAACAGAAAATGGCACAAAGAGATTGGGATCAGAAAAATGATCACATCCTACTATCTGATCCAAAGAAATCATTTCCTTTAGCTAAGATGAAAAAGATTGCTTCAGGAGTTTCTGGTAAGATGACACGAGCAGACTTTAAATTGGCAATTGAGAAAGAACTTAAAGGTGAGAATTGGAATACAGACACTTACTTAATCCCTGTTAAAGATGGTTTCTTAAGAATCTTTAGAACTGTAATAATGAGAACACCATTTTGGTCATTAAATGATCTTGGTGTTAGACGAGGTAGTTATGCATTTGATACTGAGTACAGGCATATACACTCTTTAGCAGAGTCTGAAGAAACTCTAGATATATTGTTATCATTTCGTAAGAAAACAATGAAACAAGTTGATACTATTATAACTAAAATGAAGAACGATGCAAGAGGGTCAATAAAATGAAAAATTATAAAGAGTTTATAAACGAAGTTCTTGCTGAAGAATCTGGTGCAGAAATGGGTGCAAGATTATCTGGTGAGATGGAAAAGTTATTCCCAAAGTGGACTAATACTTCAACCACTGGATCTCAGGCAATGTCATATAAATCGAATCTTCTTAAATACCAAGACCTCTCTGAACAGAAATTCTATAGAGGACATGCAAAGGGTGCTAATCCCAATAAACCAAATCACAAAGGGATCACTTGGATTTCCCCTGATAAAGAGTTGGCATCGGAATATGGTGAGGAAGTTTCTGAGATGAAGTTCAACCCGAAGTCTCATAAAATTGCAGACATAGGAGAGATCAATCGCACAGGAACAGTGAAAGATATATTGGATGCGGTGAAGAAGACTAAAAGTAAGAAAGCACAAGAATTATATGATGCTGCTGTATATCATTTCGGTGGAGGATCTGCAACTAATGCACTCCCCAAGTTCTTACATAAAGTCGGTAGTGAAAAGGTTATAGCATATCTTAAAGAGATGGGAATCACTGCACTGTTGGCAAAGGAAGATGGTGTCATTACATACGGAATCCTATCATGAAATCATTTAAAACATTTGTGACAGAAAGTACCAAGGTGACACTTTATAGAGGTCATGGTAAAGGGTCAGACACAAAGTTTATGACATGGTGGTCAACTGATAAAGAATTGGCTACTGGTTACGCTAAAGCAAGAGAAAATGGTAAAGTGGATTCCAAGACATTCAACTTGAAAAGTGTCTTGAATTTATCCCACGACAGTTTCAAACTTAATCCGACTTCTTTAGCCGGTATGGCTATCAAGGGTGCTGACCGATCAAAACTTGATATGGATGTTGCAAGATCTGAAATGAAAGTCTTTAAAGATTTCTTTGGAAATAACGAACTTAAAACTATGGAGTATTGGAAAGACAATAAATCAAAAGAGTCTATTGTAAGATTCTTAAAAGTATTTGGTTATGATGCTGTTAGTATTAAGGAAGATGGCATATCAACTTATGGAATATTCGAGGGGTAGTAATAATGAAATCATTTAAAACATATGTGACAGAGAAGTTTTTACTATTAGAACTTGATCATTTATTCAAGGTATTCAATAAAAAAGGTCAAGCATTTCTTGATGATATACTGAATAATAAAGTGTATATCAATCTGAAAATTGATACCTCTAGTATGATTGTTAAAAAAGAATCTACTGGATTGAAGTACTACAATAGAGAAATGAAACAAGAGATTGACAAAATTGTTAGAGCAGGTTCTGATATACGTGAAACGTTTATTGCACACCTTGAAACAACTGATTGGTCAAAACTTCCAAACGATATTATTATTGCAACAGAAATCTATAACCCCAAGATCAGCACAATCATTAAATGGGATACACCACCAAGGAATGGTATGATTATTTCTTGGATTAAACTTGGTGGTAAATCATTACCTCTTAATGATCCTTTATATGATAAGGTTTCTGATATACTTGAAATCACACCACCACCTGTTATTCATTCTGGACTATTGAATACCAAACAAAAAGATTTGATTAATAAACTAGTAGAGAACCCTGATGTTATTAGTGGTAAAGATTTTGCGGCAGAAATGTTATCAGTGTTTACATTGAAACCTGCTCATGCATTTCTTGCTGGTAATTTCATTGAAGGTATCGTGATTTATACTGAGTCTGGTCAAGTATATAAATTGACTGATAATATGTTCACCGTTACTATTATGGATAAGAGTGGTGATAAATCTAATGATTTCTATGAGTTGATTTCTAGCACTGCTTATAAACATCTTAATGTTGCTATTATTAGTATCTTGAACAACAAGAGAAGCATGGCAAAGGTTATGGCATTTCAAAGTAAGGATGCAAGATATATTCAATTCATATCAGCATTAACTGGTTCTATCATTTTTAAAGTTGCACAGGATATGGGTAAAGTTGAAGATTATAAGGATGATGTGCTGGATAACAGATATTCGAATGTATCTGCTGCTTTAATTCCTGCTGGTATGAGGAAGTTGATATCTAGGTATTGGTATGCAGAGGATCTGTTTCGGATATTATTGTATGGTATTCGTAAAGAGAAGACACGTATTCATAAACCTAGTGGATTGACATTAGATAGGAAGAATATTATCAACAAAGTAGTCGCTCAATTAAAGGAGTTGGAGATATTATGATATGTTGACATAGTAACTACTCTATGATATAATATATAATAATTAGATAAATTGAAAGAGGGTACTACTGAATGGAATTATGTGAAATTGTTGAATACTTTAAAAATAACTGTGATGAAGATGGTATCCCTAATTTATCTAATGATGAATGGATAAAGTTTAAAAACACCTATGAGAAAAATGATATAAGAGTTGCATTGGCAAGATATGTGCATGAAAATGAAATAGGATTCCCATTCCGGAAATTTGATAGACATACTTTCATTGCAACATTTAGAAGGTTTTGCTCTACCTCTATGATATCTTACTATAAAGACTTTCCTAATGTGAAAGAACGATATGATTACAAGTATCCATACTATGATGCACCTCTAGGGGTTATTGATAAAAGTCACTCATTCAATATCATATCAAACTACTTCCAACAAAGTAATAGATTGGGGTGTGGTTCTAATAAAAATAAAGCACCAACAGAAATTTGGAATGATGAAAAACTATTAGCATCTATGAATTGGACTTGGTGGAGAGAAGGTGTCATGGGTGACTCTGGTCTAACAAGACGAAGTTTCCTTACAGCATTTAGATTAGGAACATATACAGCAACACAATTTAAACCTACTGTTGCTAAAGCATTATATGAAAAACATAATGCCGTAAATGTATTAGACACTTCTTGTGGATGGGGTGATAGATTAGCAGGGTTCTATGCTACACCTTCTACTGAATTATATGTTGGGTGTGATCCTAATCCAGATGTTTTTGAAGTCTATAAAGAACAATGTATTATGTATGAAACCGTGCTAGGATCTAATCCAGTACTAACCGAATCAGAAGATTACTTTGAATGTGTCGGTAAAAAAACTGTGAAGATATGGAGAAAACCATCTGAAGATGTTGATTGGAATCTATATCAAAATACATTTGATTTTTATTTTACATCACCACCTTATTTCTCAACTGAAACTTATGGTGAATCTACAGATTGTATTGATGATCAATCTTGGTCAAGATATGATAGTTTCGATAAATGGAAATATGACTTCTTTTTTAAAGTGACTGAACTCGTTTGGGGTACTATTAAATCCGATGGGTTTATGATGATCAATATTATAGAACCATCAAGTAAAACTGGCAAACGACATAAATTATGTGATGAAATGGTTGATACATTTGCTGCATTCGATCAAAGCAATTACATTGGAAAGATAGGTATGCGTATGATGGCAAGACCAAACACCGAAGAAATGAGGGAAACCTTTATTGAACCTGTATGGGTCTTTAGAAAAAATAATGCTAAATATATAGAAATCAAGTCAGAAAATTACTTAGACTGCGTAATTTAATTACCATAAGGCAATATGAAAACATACATAGAATTTATAACAGAAGCACTTAATCCTACAGATTATCTACCAATCCAAAAGAAATCTGTAGAACTATTCCTTGGAAGAATGCAACCCGTTCATAAAGCACATCTTGCTATTATTAAGATGATGAATAATCCTATTGTTGCATTAGTAAAAGGTGCTAAGACTTCACTAGATAAAAACAAGAATCCATTTGATACAACTTATCAATTAGAACTCTTAAAGAAGTTAAAAACTAAAGCAAAGGTTATAGTCGTTCCTACTGGATATGTGCCTGATATCATTTCTCTAATAAGAAAGGACGGTAATGAAGTAACTGCTATCTATGCGGGTGCGGATAGATTCAAAGGGTATCAAGGTCAAATTGATTCATTCAATAAACAGATGCCCGAAGATAAACAGATCACGGTCACAATGAAAGAAACTCCTAGAGTCACTTCTGCTACTATTGTACGAACCGCTATTAAAGATGATGATATTGAAACATTCAAGAAGTCAATGCCCAAAGAACTTTGGGGTGAGTTTGATAAGATGCAAGACATTTTGTAAATAACTCTTGACAATCTATAATTACATAAAAACAAGGAAACTTTAATGAAGTCATTCAGGTCATTTTACACAGAAGAAGTATTATCAGAATCCATAATGCTAAACTATCTCGAATTCTTTAAACGAAACAATCGAGCGGACTTTATTGATAAAGCAATTGCTGGTACACTTAAAACTGAAGATGGTGAAAAAATAAAAAAGTTAGAAGCAGATGATCCATTAATCAAATACATGGAAAATAATTTCTTTAAGACTAAAGAGATGGAATCTATACTAAAAAATTCTTACTCAGTTAAAGGGTTAAAAGATTTAAATTTATCTAAAGATGGCAATGGATTCTCTACTGGTGACGGGTCAAAAGAACCATCTGGTGCTGAATGGGAAGTTATTATATGTTGTGCTTATAATATGATAAGCAAAGGTGTTGATAAAGCAGAGGGAATCGAATTAGCAGGAACTAAGAACCGTGGTGGTGATGATGTTCCTATGAAATGGAAAGACAAGTATGATGACTATCTTGAAAAGGGTTTGGAAATTGTAGAGAATAGTTTTCCAAATCCTAAAGGAGTAATGCACCACTTTGGATCTGGTGTTTCTGCATTAACAAAGGAATGGAATGATTACTTTAAATCTGCCACTGATAAATCTGCATCGGCATCAACGAAAACACCTAAGACTGATATGTTTATCGGAAACACACACATCTCTCTTAAAAAACAAGGTGGTTCTCAACTAATGTCTGGTGGTAAAGGTGAAACACTTGCAACACTTGGATTTGCCTTTGATAAGTTTAAAGGTTCCGATAGTTTCAATACCGACATAGAGAAAGCATGGGGATCACTAACATCAGATATAACAGAACACTTCTATAAAAAGGCACTGAGTCTTCCTACAGGAATGTCAATTACTAAATTGTCGAAAGGTGATACTGACCTTGGAAAACAAATACAAGAGAAGATGACAGGTAACACAATTTTGACCAAAGCAGTAAGTGATATGTTCAACAACAGAGATCTTAAATATGAAGTTGTGAAAGAAGCGATGACAGGACAATCTAAATTTAAAGACACTAAACCACGTGCAACACACATGATGAAGTTTAATGATGGTGGGTTTGGTAAGATTCAAGAGATTGATAAGACGTTGATAGATGATTATACTGGGGCAACATCTTTTAATGTATCATTTAAATCATCAGGTGAGGGTGGATCTGCTTGGATTGGTTTGAAAGGTATAGTTAGCGAAGATACCAATGCATATGAAGAAGTTACATTAAACTCTATTATAGAAAATGCTATCAAAGAAGTTGAAATGGAATTGAATGAGGGGTGGTCAGATTTCATTGGGAATATAAAGGACAAAGGCAGTGCACTTATTAATAAAGTGAAGAAGTGGGTGTTAAAGTTAATGACTAAGATATGGAAGAAACTGAAACCTATATTAACATCAAGCATGAAAGGATTTCAAGATATTCTAGGTGTTAAGATGGATGTTAATGAAATTACTGTAACATACTAGATTTTATAAATAAGTCTTGACAACCTAACGTATTCGTATTATAATGACGCATACTTAAAAAATAAACAAAGGAAACCACAATGACAAAATCATATAAGCAAACAATTCTTGAATCACTACTATCACAAAGTATTAACGAAGAGAATAAAAATCTAAAGAATGAAGTAGAAGCATTCCACACGGCATTGATGAATGTGGCAACTATGTCTGAAAAGGACTCACCGTTTTTAGGATTGGCAGGTGCAAAATATGATAAGGATTTTGCTAAAATAAACAAACATATGGAAGCAGTAGAATCCATTTGGTCTGGTATATCTAAAACCATTTTAAAGACACACAAATAATCAAAGGGAAATCTAATGTCGTACAAAGAATTTATTCAAGAAGCAAGTGGAGAAGGTAAAGTGTTTGCGGTGGCAATCTCAAACACTGGCAGCAAGTTCGCGTCTGCTATGGGTGGTTCTGGGACTGCTGGTGCTGTTGGTGCTATGAACTCTAAAGGTGAGTTTGGATTCATCAATGATGTCGATAAGACACCTTACACACCATTAGGCGGAAGAAAAGTCTTAGTAGATGTTAAGGATGTCTTAATATTCAAACCGTTTGACTGGGGCAAAGATGCCGTGATCAAAAAGGGAAGAGCATTATAAATATAAATAGTACTTGACAACATAACATAAATCGGGTTATAATAATTATAACCCGATTTTAAATCGGGTTATAATGACCCATACCTTAGAGAAATAAGAGAGAAAATAAAATGACACATCAAGAATCACTAATAGAATCATCAAGAATTCTTCTAGAAGGCAAAGATGAAGCAATTGCTATACGCAGCATACTAGTAAAAGAGTTTAGATTATCATCAAGGGATGTATCGGTTAAAACTCAATATGGTGGAACATCAAGTATGGTGTGGGTGGAGTTAAAAACAACAAAAGCATTGCCGTTCATATCTAAAATAAAGGGTATTGCTGATGATTTTGATAAGTATACTACTGATGGGCAGGGTGAAATATTACAAGGCGGTAATACTTTCATTCAAGTTTCTATAGATTACGACTTTGAAGTATCTCTAAGAAATATGATCAACAATGAATTTAAGAAACAATCGAAGAATGGATTTTCGCTTGGTGATAAGGTCAAGTTATTTAAAACTTTCACTGTCCACTTTTATGATAGGGGTCTCATTATGGTATCAGTCGGAACAAAAACATTATCAACAACTGATGTATCTGGAATTGGATCAACCGTTCTAAGTTTTATCGAAAAATATGCTAAGACTGAATTATACGCAAAGATAAAATAATTGAAAATAAGTGTTGACAACATAACATAAATCGGGTTATAATGACAAAAACATACAAAGACTTCATCCAAGAAGCAGTTACATCAGAAGCAAAAGGCAAGGAAGATTTTACATTAGTTTCAGAAGGTGTAGTAACACCTGAAGATGTAATGGCAGCGATTGAAACTGCATTCAAGAAGTCTTTCCCTAATGGATGGATTAGAATCAAGATTAGAAACATGCTAGGTCTGGATGCTATCAGTTTCGATTTAGGTCTTATCGGTGATAAATCTGAATGGGGTAGTGGTATTCGACAGAATGATCCGATGTACCACTCGTTTGTCGTTTATTATAAAGATGGTAAATATGAAGCATCCAACTCACTAGGAAGAATTAATCTAAAACCAGAGGAAGGAACTCATTATGCAATGCAAGGTTTAAAGACTAAGTTCCGTAAATCTAAAGGTTCACCAGACAAAATTGTTAAAGCATTCAATACATGGTTTCCTAGAGTAAAGAAATTGGTTAAAGATAACGAAGAGAATTTTTATCAAAGAGATAGATATTCTGACAAGTTTTTCAAATAACTAGGTTAAGAGATGCAAAGAATAGGATAATCCCATATGATTGCTATATTAGATCAACTCATGGTGCTAGTCATCGTGTCAGCAGGTGTCGCATTTGTGCTTCGCTACATGAACGCTACATTGAAACGAGAGGCTGAGGAGCACAGGGCAGAGCGGAGTAAGGAATACACCAAAAAAAAAAAAGATGTAAATAAAGGTTGACACTGAATTTCAATATTCCCATTTAATCCTCGTTTTATACGGGGGTTTTTTATTTAAAATAAGTGTTGACCTCTAGCACTAAACATGATATAATTAGTCTTACTTTTGAGAAACATTGAGATTATATTATGACCGAATTAACAAAAGACCAAATTAAACTGACTGCATTCGACTATGGTGTTGCTATAGAAATAGTAGAAGCATTGTCTAATACTGTAAGTACCATTGAAGAATTGAACGAAGCAGTAGAAGATGCTATTGATAATGAATGGCAAGAAAATAATTATTAAATAAGTGTTGACATTGATGAGGTGCTCCTGGCAGATAATGAATACCTTCCAATGCCGATTCTAAAGGCATATCAAAAAATTAGGTAAATTGAACCACAAATAAAAAAAGGAAATAAAATGAAAGGTACTATACGAACATTACTTGGATTCATTATTGTTTTAGGTGCTGCCGGTGCTTGTGATATTGAACCAGTTCTTAAACTTTGGGAAATCTTATCTTACTCAGTATTTGGATTAGTATTAATGTCTTCGGGTGTTGCGGCAATGAACAAACAAGGGAATTAATATTAAAAACTACACCACAGAAGAACTGAAAACCATGATTCATAGTGAGGATCGTTTTGTCCGTGCCGCAATAGCAGAATTGGGGTATGGTCTAGATTTATTAATTAATGATGATGATTGGTTAGTTCGAAAGGCAGCAGAATCTAAACTAGAGGAAATAAGAGTTGACAATGATGTAGATTTAGGTTATAATTAGTCTTAGTTTGAAGAAATGGAGGATATATTATGAATTACCAAGAACAATGTACGAAATACTTCGCACCATTAGATGAAATAGCAGAAGCAATGTTGAATTGTGAAGGGATTGCTGGGTTATCATTTAATGAACTCTATTCAATTATCGGAATCAACAAAGAACTTCAAGAGGATCTTTGTAAATATTGCGGATAAAATGATCAAAAGGTATAATCTATGACAACCCTAATTTTTATTATTATAACAACCACAAAATTTAATGTAGGAACCACTGTAATAAAACATGATTTCTCAACTTATGCTAGGTGTGAGTTAGCATCAACAGAAATTGCTTCTATGTTAGTTGTAGGGGAAGACACAACTTGGAAATCTAAATGTTTAGGAAAATAACTTAAATTACCCGACAGTCTTGTATACTACGTTTAGATTGTGTCCAATCTCCAGTATACGGAAAGAATCCTAAAAATACAAANTTTTCCAGATTGTCGTAACCTACTCCTTGGTGTTTCATTGTAAATATTGTAGGAGCAGTATCATGCACGAAGGGTTCTGATGTATATCCATAAACACGACCATCCAAGTCTGTAGCTATATGAGTATAAATTTTATAAAGAGAAAGGTTTTTGTCAATGTAATTTACAAAAATAAGTTCACAATCTCTCTCCAATTCTTTAGCAGTTTTAAACCTAAACATTTTCAATATCTCCTTGATTATCATTTTATTTATTATATAGGATGATGAAAATAAGTGTTGACATTGAGAACTAGATAAGGTATAATTAGTCTTACTTTTGAGAAATACAGGAAATATATATTATGAGTGCAATCACTTTTTACAGTCTATCAGACTACAATAACGGTTCTTTAATTCCATTCACTATTGATCTTTCTGAAGTGAATGATAAAGAAGAGTATTATACTGCCATGAACGAAGCATTAAAAGACATCACAGAAGACCTTAATGATGGTGATATTCGCGAAGAATGGATCGTTGCAGACTTTGAAGATGTCCCATCAACATTAGTTGGTGAATATGATCTTGATGACACTTATTGGGATTATAAAGAATTACTAGATGATGAAGATGTTGATATGGTTCAAGCAGCAATGGAACTTGGTATTCAACCTGATAATATCCTTGATAACTATGTTGGTGAATATCCTAATAATGAGGAATTGTTTGATAATCTAGGTGGAGATATTATTCAAGAAATTGAAGATACGGTTCCTTCTTGGGTCTGTATAGATTGGAAACAAACTGCCGATAACTTCGCTGAAGACTATTACAGTGAAAATGGATATTATTTTTACAGTCACTAAAAGGTAAAAAATTATAAATTATAAATTTGTGAAACACACCGGAACAACTTGTCCAGTTGCACCAGAAACCATTGTTGTATATCGTACAACATCATCAGAAACACCATTGAGTCATATACATCATCCTATTCAAGCAGGATTATTGACTTGGAATCACTCTGATCAATTTATGGGAGGTATTCTAGAATATGCTCTCGAACCAACTAAACATTTGGATATATAAATAATATGAAGAAAAGTTCACTAAAGACTAAGAATGATAAAATTAGACTTGGCACATTATCTCTTGCAGGATTAAAAAAACTTGAGGAAACCTCTGGACGTAAAAAAGATAAATCCAAGATTCGTACAAGAATTACTTTGTTAGAAAATAAATTGGCAAAGGAAAAGAAATAAAAAAGGATTAGGAATATGAATATGATATTGGTTTTTTGTTGTTTGCTTACATTACTTCTATTAGATCAAGCAGGTATTATCAGAATAAAATGTTTACGTAAATTATATGATAAACTTAAAACTTTTGAAGATAAAATAGATAATATATTCATCAAAAGAAAACCAATCACTCATATTCATCCAATCCCAATTAGAATACAAGAGATGGACTCCATTCTCTATGCATACCGAGTAGACAATAATCTTTTTCTAACTCAAGCAACAAATCCTATAGAATTACTTCAAAATCTTCATCTCATATTAGACACTTCTTATATCTCTGTTTCAGAGGAAGATGGATTTTCCTTTATCGAGGATTATATCATTAAATGACAACATATTTTTTATTATAAATACTATTGTAAATTCATAATATTATAAATAAATATTGAACCTTTAGTAAATAATAGGACAAAAATATGTATTCATTTAAAGATTTTCTAACTGTAGATTATACAGGAACAGATGAAGAACTCCTTGCCTTACAATCGAAAAAACGTAAATTAGAATCAACCGAAGAAGAAGAAGTTGATGAAGCAATGAGTTTATCGCAACGTTTAAAAATGAAAAAGTCATTCAAAAAAAACAAAGCAAAAATAATGATGGGTCGTAAAAAGGCAGCAAAGAAACATGCAGACCCAGAACATCTAAAGAAACGTGCAGAGAAACAAGCACGGGGTGCTCTTGAGAAAAAACTTACTGGTGGAAAATCTAAAGCAGATTTATCGTTTGCTGAAAGAGGACAACTAGAAAAGCGTATGGCAAAAAAGTCTGCCGCTATAAAGAAACTAGCAAAGAAACTTCTTCCCGCCGCTAAAGCGAAAGATAAAGAAAAGTTTAAAAAATCAGCACCAACTGAGGAATAGTCAGATTAAAAGTTTTTCTGAATATCTGTTGGTTGAAGAAACTAAAGAAATTGTAGTTTCCTTTGCTAGGTTCAATTCGACTACTGTAGCACACGAGAAGTTGATCGATAAGGTTTCTTCTATTGCTACTGGCAACAACTACAAGATATTCGTCTTATCACCTCAAAAAGAAACTCCTAAATTGGATATCACCACAAAGATTAAATTGATGCGTAAGATGTTTCCAAAGTATGGACGTGCCATAATGAATGATCCTGATATACATTCTGTATCTGATATCCTCTCTAAATTAAAAGATCAAGGTTATTTCAAAGTAACCTTAGTTATCGACTCCGATAAAATTCCAGAAATTGATTTGATTATAAATAAATATAACTTTACTGATATAAATATAGTACCGTCTGGTTTGCCTGATCCTGATGATGTTGTAAGAAAACATATTAAATTAGATATGGTATCAGAGGAACGTGAAAATTATGTGAAAGGTTTATTGTATAGTTTGAATGATAATGTTATAATAAAAGAAAACAAAGAAACTGCTAAAATCACTATGTTAGGTTCTAACTATGTTATAGTAGAAACTAAAGATGGTAATAAACTCCGTAAATGGATATCAGATATCAATAAAACAAAGGAAACTAAATGAAAACATTCCACCAACTAAGAGAGAGTTTAGAACCACAAGAACTCAACGAAAAACTAATCATGCTATCCAATGGTAAACGATATGGTCAAATTGTTTTCTTGGCGGGTGGTGCAGGTTCAGGTAAAGGGTTTGCCGCAACAAATTTCATGCAATCAGAACTATTCAAGATCCGTGATGTGGATGAATGGAAAACCTCGTTTATGAAAATTGCGGATTTAAAATCTAATCCCGAAAAATATGCAAAGAGACTTGCTGCTGGTTCTAAGATTGATCCAGACAAATATAAAGAAATCAAAGGATTGAATTTAAAAAAATCTGCCGATGTATTTAAATTACACACCTTTATTGATGGACTGAATATCAAAGATAATACTATGCGTGGTTTATTATCTACTATGAAAAACCCAGCAACTTTACCAAATATCATGTTTGATATCACAGCAAAGGATATTAACTCTGTCGCTAAGATGATGCCTGATTTATTGTCTGCTGGATACAATCCTGCTAATATTCATATGATTTGGATTCTTACAAACTATGAAGTTGCTATCAAAAATAATGCAGAAAGAGACAGAGTTGTACCAAGTGATATCTTATTGAATACTCATGAAGGTGCTGCATCTACTATGTTCAACCTTATTGCAAAAAAAGGTAAGAAACTAGCAATCAATGGTGCTATCCATGTTGTGTTAAATAATCGTGTCAATACCATCACTTGGGCAGAAGGCGATGTTGCTAAAGGTGGTCAGAAAGTTACTGCTAAAGGACTTGAGAATCGACCCTTAGATAAAAAAGGTAAAAAGATTGGAATGATACGTGACTTCAAATACTTAACTATGAAAGAACGCGGCAAATCAATCAAATCTGATGAAGAAGTCTTAGAACAATTGCGTAGATGGATACTCGATAATATCCCTGAAACGGACCTTAAACAAGGTCTTTCTACAATGACAGATGACCAATATTCTTTTCAATAATACAATGGATAATAATATGAATGATAGTGAAAACGAGATACACCCTGATATCGATGTCATGCTAATGGATCATATAGATTATGCAGCATATATAAAAGATGCAAGGGCTGGTATGCAAAGTATGAATGAGTTCATAAAAGAAAAAGAAACACAATATAAATCTAAAGATAACTAAATATAAGAGAGTGGCAAACTAATGAAACCGCAATTTGAGATGTTGAAAAAAATATTATCAGAGAGAGTTCAAAAGGTAGATGAACTCTCAACCGAATTGCTTGGTCGATATAAGACTAAAGCAGGAGCAGATGCTTCTGCCGCTGATAAAAAAGGAGACTTTAAACAGGGCAATAAAAGATTTTCTGGTATCGTTAAAGCAACAAAGAAACAATTTAAGAACAATGAAGAAGTTGATGATGATGCACAAAAAGAAGAATTAAAAGTTTCTGATGGTTTGGATGTATGGATTAAAGCATTTCAAGGTTCTGATGCACCTCAGTTTGATGAAAAAGATGATGAAGAAATACGCAATATGGCAATTGCCGCATTCCTTGCCGCAAAGAAAAAACTAAAATAAAGGGAATCATTTTATGGAATCCATGTCAAGCAATGAGAGAAGATTAGATCGCATTGAAGGAAAGATTGATAAATTGTCTGATGTTGTGGTATTACTTGCAAGAGCAGAAGAACGATTAATTACTTTAGAGTACAACAAAACTGAAGTCTCAAAAACTTTGGATGATCTTGATGCACGTGTAGACGAATTAGAGTCTATCGTTGATTTAAATCAACGAACAGTTAATTCGGTTCATAAGGTAATGTGGCTNGGTGCAACAGCAATGGCTGCTGGACTCTTAACATACATTAAAAAAGGTTTATAGAAACCCACATTTAAAATTAAAAAAAGGAAAACAAATGTTTAATAATAACGTCCCAAATCCACTAGCAGATACATATAAAGAAATGCTAGAAGGTACTAAAGCAGAATATGAAAAATTCTTCAATGGTGCTTTAAAGAAGTTTAAGATTTCATCTCCTGCGGATCTTAAAACTGATGCAGAGAAAAAGAAATTCTATGATTATGTTGATAAGAATTATACATCAGAGGACGAAGAGAATGAAGAACTTAACCTAGAAGATTATTCGGTCGGTGATTGGGAAGAGTTTATGATGTCTGAAGATTTTGAACAGTTAGATGAATTAAGTAAAAAGACTTTAAGTTCTTATATCGGTAAGTCTAAGAGTGCAAGGGATAAGGGATTGAAGGATTACCACAAATCACCTGAAGGTTCAGACGAGCGAGATAAAGTTGGAAAGAAACTTAATAAGAGAACTGATGGTGCAACAAAGGCTCAAGATAAATTAAGAGGACGACAAAATCTGAAAAACGCCAAGGAGAATTACGATCTGAAAAAAAAAGAATCTAATTTAGAAGAAGCAAAGAACTATACTTATGATGGTAGCGGAACCGTAAAGATCACTAAGAAAAACTTTGCAAAGGTTCATAAAGATTATAAGGGTGGTACTAAGGGTAAGGAAACTATGATGGTTCTTAGTCCTAAAACAGGTGGAACTGTTCTGGCTCCTGTAGAGTTTATTTCAGAAGAACTAGAAGAAGCAACAAATTGGAAACAAGGTGATGGTAAACCTAAAGGTGGTTCTTCTATTGAAAATGTAAAGTTCTGGGATCTTCCTGATGCTTCTCTAAAGTATATTCAGAAAGATGCCTCTGCCGCAATGAAAGCAAATCCAGAAGGTAAGAAAGCTGGTAAGTATGCTGATGAAGTAAATGATGCATCAATTGTACTGTTCTGGCGTAAGAAGAATAACATCATAGTTAAATAATTTAAAGAACTAAAAGGTAATAAAAAATGGCACAATATTCAAAGAATAGGACTTCGTTTTACCCAAATGAAAATGATGATATTTTCGAGGTAGGATTACTAGGAACTAAAGACGGAAATGTTGTGTCTGATATTAATCCACTTCCGGTTACAATGTCACAAGCAGCATCTTATGGTTCTAATAAACCATTCTATCTTAATGTTGCTCAAGGATTAATTCCTGGGTATTCAGGAAACCATAAGTTTGGTGCTGTTCCTTTAATGTCTATCAATACTACTGGAACTGTTTGGGATATCAATGATACTCTATATCCTTGGGATTCTTGGACTACACCAGGAACTATTACTCTTGATAGAGCAAATGCTGCTGATATTAATCATATAGTTAGAGTCGAGGGATTAGATGCTAGTTTTAACTTCGTATCAGTTGATATCACCTTAACTGATGTTAGTAATGCTTCTGCTCAAGTGTTTTCAAGAATTAATAGAATGTATTTACTTACTGATGGTAATGCAAATCTAGGTCATATAAATGCGGTTAAAGGTGGTGTAACAGTTGCTAGGATAACTGCACTAAAAGGTCAGACTTTAATGTCGGTGTTTACCATACCAGCAGGAAAGACTGGTTACTTAATTAATGTTTGTATGTCAACTCAGACTAATGGGGATGGTTCAGGTCAAGTTATGGTTCGTGACTTTGGGGATGAAGTTTTTTTGATTAAACATGCATTTGAGATAAGTGGTGAAGGTGGACATTATATGTACGATTTCCATATACCTACACCAATCACAGAAAAATCTGATATAGATATTAGAGCAATATCAAGAGCTAATAATGGTAGATATACTGCGGTATTTGATATCTTATTAGTAGACAATTAAAAATAAATAAGGAATATAAAAATGAAAAAAGTACCAAGTTGGTTAAAGGGTTCAGTAGCAACCCACAGAGGATATGAAACAAAAGCTGGTGAATTATTAAAGTCCATCAGATTAACTCAAGAGCAAATCAATGAGTGGAATGAAGTTGATACTGTTGTTGTTGAAGAACCTGTAGTGGTTGTTAAAGAACCTGTAGAAGAGATTTATTTAAAGTCTAAGACTAAAGCAGAATTGATTAGCATTGCTGAACGTCATGGTTTAGAAGTTAATCCAAAAGATACAAAAGCAGATATCATTTATATCCTAGAAACTTTGGTGTAATATTATTATGAAGATGTTTGAAGTGTTGAATGAGGAGAACTTTCTATTATATGCATCTAGGAATTATAACTCTACTAAATGTATAGATCTTAATGAATTTTATGATGACCTTAATCGCTTCAAACATATTAATAAATTATTAACTAGATATGCTGTTAATGATGACCTGCAAGAAAGATTGTTACTAAATCATACCATTGTCTTATTCAATGTATTCGGTATAGATGCAGCAAGTAAAATGATATGGTATAGAATTAAAGAACAACATTGGTCAGTGATAAAGACTCTTCTTGTTTACTTGAACTATATAAATGAAAAGGATAAAGTTGAAGTACCTCTGGATATAACACTAGTTGAAAGACTTAGAAAGATATGATTTAAACGATTTTAACCTTTATAACATACTGATTACTAACATGAATAATAGTGCTATTTTCACTTAATATCGTTATTAGTACATTGATACCTATTAGTTCTAGTTATAATGCAGTTTAAACGATTATAATATATAACATGTTGATTAATAACCCTATCCCAATTTTCCCTAGTGACAGATCTATTATACTACACTTTTCAATAAATGTCAACCCTTAAAAAACAATTAGGTAAATTATTATGAGCATTATATCAAGAACAGGTGATTTATTTTATGCCTTTAGATTCTTAAAACTATTAGTTACACCTTGGAACAAAACCGAAGCATTTGAACTTGGTGTTATAGATGCAAAAGGTAAAGTACTAAAAAAAGGATCTACCTTAAAAACCCCCGAAGAAAAAACTTCATATACAATATTCCATAGACTAGTCTTTAATATTAAAAGATTAATTGGATTACTACCATACGGTAGAACTAAAATTGCATCATGGGCAACTGCTATTTTCTTGATCAGAGAAGAAACCGGTATGTCCGAAGAAGCAATCCTAAAAGTTCTAAAGAAAATGGATGCTTCCTTTAATGAAAAGGAATTAACAGAATCCTCCACTTGGTATCTTAATGAAAGCAAACAACTGCTACCAGGAATCTATACTTTGCAAACTGAAGGGGTTTCTCCTAAAACTGGTGAAGTAATTGCCTCGAAGGGTACTAACATTAAAGTTAATGAAGCACTAGAACCTGTTGGATATTCTCTTGGGGAACCTATATATAAAGTATATCACCTAAAAACTAAACAAGAAATCTTTATCAACTCTGGAGAAATAATCAAATGAAAGAAGAAGTTGCCTCAAATTCTGTATCCGGTGGTGGTGTAGATATGAATCCTAATGGAAGACCTAAACATAAAGAGTTTAATGTTTCTGCTGATGTGTTTCGTAAGTTTGAAACGGGTAGAATGAAATTCGAAAGATGGTCAAAGTTCCTTGATGAAGAAGATGATAATCAAATGAGTATCAAATTGTACGCCGCTAAGAATAGAGGTCATACTATCATTCTAAGAAATGAAGAAACAGGTGCACTAAGAGCAATTAGACGAAGATCATCTAACGGGTTATGATAAGACTATATGGTGCAATTGCTTTAGTTATGGTTATCCTTGGTTTGGGTCTTGGTTGTAAATATTATTATGACTCTACCCAAGCAACGATTGAACTATTGACCGCTGATAATGCCACTCTAAGTGTTGCAGTGGAAATCCAAGAAGCTACTATAGCAGAAATTAATAGTTCAATAGAATTGAGAGAAGAGGCTTCTGCCGAAATACAAGATCGACTACAGGAATCTGAGGTAATGTTAGATACACTTAGACTCAAACTCACTAACCATAATTTGACTAAAATTGCCATTAAGAAACCTAATTTACTTGAGGATAGAATTAATTCTGCTACCAAAGAACTGTTTAAAAACATCACCGCTGATACTACTACTCAGTAGTAGTTGTACACCATTACCTAAAATTGAAATTAGACAAAGATATTCGAATGGGGGGTATAAGTGTTTCACTTAAATTTGCAGTTATCGAAATGGTATCTTTTCATAATATTGCCCCCACTTTTAGGACAGTGAGGACACTGGACTATTTCTTGAACAAAGCCTTTTAGAGCAGCAGAAATCTTTGCTTTAGTTTCTTCTGATATTTTCTTGTCTTTTTGAGCAGCAGAAATCCTGGCTTTAGTTTCGGGTGACATATTCTTTTTAGAGGCACTCATCTTTTCTTTAGTTTCTTCTGAATGTTTCCTGCCTTTATGAGCAGCAGACATCTTTGCTTTAGTTTCATCAGATATATTTTGTTTAGAGGCAGAAATCCTGGCTTTATGTTCAACTGATAGTTTCCCTCCAGCAGCACCACCATCAAGACCGTTTTCAAGAATGAGATTTGCCCAATCTTTAGATTCTACTATATCATTTTCATTGGAGAACTGTAGTGCGACTTCTGTTATACTGGTGTCGTAATATGGTTCTGATAACCAAAGGGTCTCTATGAATTCTTTACCATGCTTTTTGATGTGATTTGTCCAACGAGTACCAGAACCCTGATACTTATAGGGATCTTTCTTAGTGGTTTTACCGAAGTATTTTAAACCTGTCTTGGAGTGTTGCTTGATATAAAGAAATGTTGGGATAATTTGTGTATATATAGTTGTGCTGGTCATAATGGTTTCCATTGTAGAATGATTAGAGTTACTGGGAATTGTCGTTCCGCGAGTAACACCTTTATTGCTTGACAAAAAGTGAGTAATGTTATAGAATAGTATTTCTAGTGTTATTTATACAAATTTAAATTTAGGGGTTATAGTATGATAAAAATATATGGTGCAATTGCTGTTACTAGTATTGATGGTTGGGGGTAAATATTAATATTATTACGATTCGACCCAAGAAACCATTGAACTATTTAAGAATATTACTGCCGATACTACTACTGTCCCTTAGTAGTTGCTCACTGTTTCAACCTAAAATTGTGACAGTCACTGAATTCATAAAACCAGTGATCACTCCACAAAAACATCCCAAACCCATTAAACTTTCTAAAGTGGAATGGTCAGTGGTGTCAGATAAAAACTTAGAAGCATTCCTAGAAAAATCCAGAAAGATGAATGGTCAAGTTGTGTTCATTGCAATATCAGTAAGAGGATATGAGAATATATCCCTAAATGTGCAAGACATGAAAAGATATATAGATCAACAAAAAGCAATTATTCTTTATTATGAAAAGTCACTAAAATAAAAATATTAGTAGACAAATCCTACTATATAGTATACAATATGTTATTGACTTTAAGAAACTTGATAAAGGAATGAAATGGGAATTAGATTATTAGAACCGAAATCTATTTACACGATAGATTACAAAACAGCAATAGAGTTTGCCAAACAACAATCAGAAATCTTCTGGTTGCCCGATGAAATTGAAGTTGAAAAAGATTTACACGATCTTAAAACCAACTTTACCGAAGCAGAATATCATGGTGTTATTTCTACACTAAAATTATTTACAATCTATGAGTTATCGGTTGGTAATGACTATTGGCAAAATTATGTTAGTAAAGTATTTCCTAGACCAGACATCCAAAGAATGGCAACAACATTTGCCTTTATGGAAATTGGGGTACATGCACCATTCTACAATAGAATTAATGAAGTCCTTGGATTAGATAATGATGAATTCTATACTGCTTATATGGATGATGAAGTATTAAATAATCGTATGAAATGGATCTCTAAGAGAGTTTCTAAACGTGATACGGTTTATAATATTCTGAAGTCTGTTGGTATCTTCTCTATGATTGAAGGTGCTATATTATATTCATCATTTGCTTTCTTGAAACACTTTAATAACAACGGTAAAAATAAACTGGTAAATGTAAATGCCGGTATTAACTTTTCTGCTATTGACGAAACATTGCACTCAGAAGCGGGTGCATGGTTATTCAGAACATTGTTAGATGAAGCAATTCAAGATGGTGTAATTACTGAAGCAGAACAAGTAAAACTTAGACAAGAATTAGAAGATACTACAAGAATTATCCTAGAACATGAAGCAGTGATTATTGGTAAGATTTTTGAAAAGGGTAGTATTAAAGGTATTAGTGATAAACAGTTGATTCATTTCGTTGAATCGAGATTGGACATTTGTTTATCTAACTTGGGATATAAACATATCTTTAACCCTACATATAACCCTATAGCATCATGGTTCTATAAAGATCTTGAGAGTAGTACTCTACATGATTTTTTTAGTTCTCAGGGGTCTGATTATAATAGAGCATGGACAGAAGGAAAATTTGCATGGTGAAAGAGTGTAGCATTTATGAAGAACTTGGTGAAGAACGTAAACAATTACAAGCAGAAGGTAAATTGCCACTTTGGTGTACAACTGCTGCTTGGCAAATGCTTAAAGAAAAATATCTAACACCAGAGTATACAGATCTACAATCAGTTTATACTAGAGTAGCAAAACACGCAGCAACTTATACTAATGATAAACCATATTGGGAAGATACTTTCTTTAACCTACTATGGAGCGGTCATCTAGCAGCATCTACACCCGTTCTATCTAATATGGGTACTGGTATTGGTTGTCCTGTAAGTTGTTCTGGTGGGGTAGTAGGAGATTCTGTATATGATTTCTATGGTGCTCAACAAGAAGCAGCAATACTATCAAAGAATGGATTTGGTACTTCGGGGTACTTGGGTGGGATTAGAGCAAGAGGATCAAATATCAATGGCATCAAAGGTGGTGCGTCTGGGGTATTACCAGTACTTAAGGATTTTATTCAAATGTCAAGAGATATCTCACAGGGTTCTCAAAGACGCGGTGCTTGGGCGGGATACGTTGAGATTGATCATGCAGATTATCATGAATTGATTAATCATATTTCTAAATACCCTGATGATGCTAATGTTGGTTGGATAGTTTCAAATGATTTTATTGAACGATTAGAAGCGGGTGATCCTGATGCTATTGAACGATATCAGAAAGCCATGAAACTTAAAATGATCACGGGCAAAGGATATTTCTTTTTTGTTGATAAGGTCAATAAACAAAATCCTCGGATGTATAAGGATAAAGGTTTTGAAGTAAAAGCATCAAATTTGTGTACAGAAATTACTTTGTATTCTGATAATGATCATACATTTTCTTGTGTGTTGTCTTCAATGAATGGTGCTTTGTATGATGAATGGAAAGATACAGATGCAGTATTTAATGCTACCGTGTTCCTTGATTGTGTTAACCAAGATCTAATTGAAATCGGTAAAAGAACACAGGGTATGGAAAAGGTTGTTAAGTTTGCTGAAAAGAGTAGAGCATTAGGGTT